GAATCGTCTTTCAATGCTGTGGAAAATTTCTTAGATAGGCTTTCAACGCTTCCTGCTCCCGAAATTTCCGAAAATAAACCAGCGCGCGGAAATAAACTGCCAAAAATATTTATTATGCAAATGCCGTCAATGGCGTCTGGCGATTTGCTTTCATAATTCTTTTGTTTTTCTAAAGCGGTTTCTGGGTCGCTTATTTTTCTTTGTGCCACTCCCAAAATGAACTCCAATTCATCGGGCATAATCGCCCAAGGAGTTTTTTCTATCGCTGAAATAATGCCACTAGCTTCCTTCTTTTGCATTGCTGTCCTCGCTTGGTTTATTTTCTGAATTTCCCGCACCGGGTAAATTAGGCTCGTATTTCAAACCTAAATTTTCTGCAAACGCCTTTTCCTCTGCCTGTGCTTTCATAATATCTTTGTAATCAAGTCCAGTTAGCTTCATAGCTTCTTCGCTTCTTGTGCTGAATCCACACAAAACGCGCTGATTTGCAGCATTAACTTCTTTTACTTCATCTATTTGTCCTTGTGCCGGGCCGCGCCAGTACGCCCCGCTATATGCTAAACGCATATAAGGGTCGTTTAAATACCCCGGTGCAATTATGCGCCCTTTCAAAACCGCTTCCTCTAAAAATGCTTCGTAAAATGGCTGACAAAATGCCCCTGCGAATTTTTCTCGCAATGGTAAAATATTTTTAAAAAAAGTAAGTTGGGCTGCGCGGCTCGCGCTATAACTGCTGCTAAAATGATTTATTAAAACCTCATAGGGAATTGCCAACGCCATTCCTATTTGTTTCATACAGGCTAGAAAAAATGGGTCAAACTGAGAGCTTGGCCGCGCTGCATTTATTACATTCATTTTTTCGCCGGGAGCACCATCAACCCACGTACCTGTGCCAAGCACATAATTATTTGCTTCTTCCCAAGGCATTTTCTTTTCGTTGCCGTCTTTATCCAATCCGGTATTAACCGTTGTGTCTATTTCGGTTCTTTCAATAAAAACTGTTAGAAGTGCATTTACAACCGCAGCGGATAATTCCGCTGCCGAAAAATCGCTTATTTGCTTTAATGTTTCTAAAACCGGAGCGAGAATAGGCTCGCCGCGCGTTTGCCCGATTCTATCTACTTCCATTAGTTGCAAAACGTTTCTAATTCCCGTTTTTCTGCCATAAAAGGGGATTCGTTGCCACGTTGCTTTTAAATTATTTACCCCTATTATAGTCGCGTTGGGGTGGGGGGTTCTTATATGAATCGCGATAGGAACGCCGTCCTCATTTCTTTCTATTCCCCCCGCTATTTGAGCGGTATCGTTTAAATCATTTGGATTACATACCCGCTCGGCTTCAATTAGCTGTACGCGCAAATCATAGGGCATATTCGGGTATGGCTTCCAAGGCAAAAGAACAAAGCAATCGCCAGCGGCTAATTGGGATTTAAATGCCAATTCCTGCAATCCTAGAAAATTTTGCTGCCTTAAAAAATCGCAGCTTTGGTTTTCTGACCATAGCCTAAATTCTTGCTTGGTTTTCTTTTGCCACATCTCCGCTTGCTCGCGTGTCATTTTTAAAAATTCATAATCTATGCTCGGTTGTAATTGCAATCCCGAACCCAAAACTCCCGTACGCATTGTATTTACCGCGCCACGTGCGGCGGGCTGGTTTCGGATAGCATCGTAAGAACGCGCTCTTAATGTATTTAGCGAGGGTAATAATGTTTCGTCTGCCGTTGAGGAACTTGGCTGCCAAGTTTTTAGCGATTTATTGTTTGACGCGCCAACGTAGGGAGATGTTCGTATTGCATTTTGAATAGGATTAGCCGCCGTAAATAAATTAGGTAGGTTTGAATTTGATTTTATTTTCGCTCTCATAAATTTACCGCAGGAATTATGCTGCGGAATCTACGTTGCCCGCCGCCAGTCAAATCGTTTAAAATTTCTTGCCATTCTTTTCGCCCTTCGCGTATTTGCTGCAAATTCGCTCGCGTAAGTTGTTGCCCTCCAATTTGGTAAGATTGGCTCGTTAAAACAGCTTTCTCTGCCTTTATATATTCTAAAACCATATCTCTAGCAAGGTTAGCGTCAATGCAATTAAGTGCGTTATTTTTCCGCAGTTCTTCCGCTCGTTCTTGTTCTTCTATGGTTGCCATATATGTATAATTATTTTCTAGTTTTTTACTAGAAAATTTATTACCCTCTGTTTCAAACTCCAAACATAAATATAAAATACTAAACCGCTAGATTAATTCCAGAATGTTTTTGCGGGTATTTTGCATTTACCTTTTCGTTTTGCTGCACAGGTTTAGGCTCTGATTTTTCCACATTGATTTTTTCCGAATTAGGTTTTTCTGCATTGGCGACTTTTTCCATTGCCTCGGCTCGTGCCGTTAAACGAATTAAATCCTTTTCTAAAAACCGAATCGCAACCAAATTATACACATCTAAATCTAGGGGTTCGTTTCTTGCGTTATTATCCTTATGCCATTCAAGCCGTTTAAATCCACGTTTATAGACTATGACTTTTTTCTCGGCAATTAACCCCGCAAAAAACGCAGCATTGAATCCTGTTTTTTCGTCCATTGGAAAATGATAATATCCCGGGCCAGCGGTTTCAATTTTTAAGCGGGAATATATAAGCTCTTTTGCTTGGTTTGTTCCGCAGTAAAATATCGCTGCTTTATTTATTGTATTTCGCGAGGGTTTATTCATTAGGGGTTTGGTTGGTACTGAACTTCCACGCACCGCGAAAACTCGCATACGCTCGCGGGGTTTGGTATAACTATAAACGGTATCTGAATTATAGCCGCAGTCAATCATTATGCAAACTACTCTTATTTCCGTTCCATCAATTTTCTTATAGCCTTTGGTTCTTAAAATATCCAACTGCTGCCAAGGGGTGGGAAAATCTCTGTCCGGTGAAGTTAGTTCCGATGTGTCGCCATAAAGATAACCATATTCTATCCCCCAGCTTTCTTCATATTTGCCCCAGCCTTTTACCAAATATTCCAAGCGGTCTTTTTGCACATCAACCGCCATTGTCAATAAAAGAACTTCTGGAGGAACTTCGCAAATATATTGCTCACGCCTGCGCTCCAAATATTCATTAGCGATGCTTTCCCCCGAATCTTCCCAAGGCAGTCCAAGAATCGTATTGTAAAATGTTTTTCGTTTTTCAATGTCGCTGCGAGCCGCTTCAAATTTGCGCACCACTTGAACCCAAGAAAACCAGCCAATAGGGGAATATAGGCTGCTTAAATGAAATCCAACGCGGTGATGCCCGGGATTTTCTGCAACCCATTTTCCTTTTTTGAGCATTTCGGTTTTTTGGTATTCTTCAATTTCGCCTCCGCAATGCGGGCAATAACATTTAACAGTTTCGGGCTTGCCTTTTTCCCAATGCAAATGCTCAAACTTTAAAACGAAATAGCCGCTATTCGGTTGGGATTTATCGCCCCCGCAATGCGGGCAGGGCAAATAAAAATATCTTTGGTCGGAGTTTAAAAATAAATTCCACGAGGGCGATGTTTGTATTTGCGTTGGAGTGCTTAAATAAAAAGTTTTTGCGCGTGGATATGTCGCTATTCTTGCTCCCACTAAATCCAATGGGTCTCCTTCCTTGCCTGCCGAAATTGGGTATCTATCTATTTCATCGCAAATAATATTTCCCATTGGCATAGATGCCAAGGAAGCTGGGGAATTTGCGCCACTGATTCTAACGTAGCCTCCGGGATATATTTTTTCTTGCAAGCTGCTACCTGCCTTTTTTCCTTCGCCCACCTTATCCCTAATTTCCTTGCATAATTGAATTGAGGGCGTTAATCTTTGCTTTGAAAAACTCGTTGCCATTGTGTCGGTCGGTTGCAAAATCAAAAATGGCCCGGGCTGCAAATCTATACTATACATTAGCCAATTTATTGCGCTCTCGGTTGCCCCGATTTGCGAACCCTTGCAAAAAATAATTTCTTTGGTTCGGCTTTGAGGGCTTAATTCTTTCATAATATCTACCAAATAGGGCGTACGTTCGTTGCGCCATAGTCCGGGTGTGCTAGAACTGCTTTGGGGCAATNCCCGCCGCTGTGCCGCCCATTCTGCTACGTTTAATTCGGGTGTCGCTCTGAAAACGCTGAAAAATCCCTTCCAAAACGGCTTATCGTTAAAATCTTCCATTTCAATTACATAATTTAGTTTTTATTTCGTTTCAATGGAACATTTTTTAATTATTTCCTCTTTTAAAATATTCACTTCCCTAGTTAATTTTAAATGAAAATCGTGCTCATCGGATTTTTTCATACTGGATAGTTCGGGNGCTAAACGCGCAGCCCAAGAATCCAAAGCTCCCATTAAAACTATGCCTAATTCCGCGCCCTGTTTTTCGGCTAAATCTTTATCTATCAATTTACCTACTAATGCCTCATATTTTACCTGCTGAGTTTTTGCTTTAACCGTCTCGCTAACTACTTTCGCTTTCAAAAAATGTTTTGAATTTTCGCTAGGCTCCCCGCCGCTTCCTTTTGGCCTACCGCCTTTTAATTCGTTTGGCAATAATGCCGCGCCGTCCTGTGTGGCTTCCACGTGTTCCGTTTGCTCGTATTCCTTCAATATTTTATTTAAATCATAAACAGGGATTCCATTGGCATTTTTNCCNGATGCTGTGAATCGCCCTTGGCGTACGCCCTTTGCAAATGCCGAGGGCTTCATACCNAGCGACCGCGCAGCCTCATTGTTCGTTACATATTTTTTTGGCATCGGTTGTAATTTACAAATATCAAGCGTCNCGCAATTCTTGATATTTCTCCANNGCNCATAATTCTATATGGTCTCGCAATTCTTTGGATAGCGGGTAAAATATCCAAGGATATACAATGTCGTCTTTTTGGGAATGCTGCGGATATGCCACGTAAAAACCGTGCTCTCCGTCCTCAATTCTAAGCCCTGTAAGCTGTAGTTGCTCATTTAGCACTACTTTTACATCGGCTAGGGTTTTTTGCTTCCTGCTAACTTTGAGGATAGCAACCTCTACTTTTGTGCATTTAAGCGTTTCCATTTTGAACCTCCTGTTGTATGGGAACTATATGTTGCAAAGTTTGGCATTTAGGGCAATCCCTAAAATGGCTAACTTCGCCCTTTTGAAAAGGAACTCTCATAATTTCGCCGCATTCCGTACATTTATGCACGATTATATTATTATCCATTTTGAACCTCCTTTTTTCTTTTGCTTGCAATATACTCTTTTACATCTGCGGTTATTTTGTCTAGGGTAATTGTGGCAGCTTCTGTCAATTCGTAATTTTCCTCAAATTCCATTATGATTTCAAAAGCCTTATCTTTGTAATGGCGAGCGATGTTTTTATTCCTTACTTTTTTTAACGCATCGCAGAAAGCGGCTTTGGAAATGCTTAATTTTTTTAAATGCCCTTTTTTAATTTCCACTGCGGTTGCCCTTAGTTGCTCTATGTAGCTCATTTTTTCACCTCCAGTTCCGCAAATTCGCAAAACTCGTTATATTCTTCCTTTGTGAAATTGGCACAAAGTTTTTCCTTGTCGGCTTCATAATCGTAATATGGATTTTTCCTTTCTTCTGGCACTTTTTCCGTTGCATCATAAACTATTTGCAAAATGCTTTTTACTATGCTGGGAACTTTTTTCGCTTTCTCTTTTTGAGTTTTGCATACCAAAGTTTTTACCCTATCCCTAGCCTCGCTTAAATCAATTTCCCTATGCGAATCTATGGCATCTATTACTTGTAATGAAATGGTAGATAGCATTTCCAAAGCGAAAAAACAATCGCTCTTATTTATGCCGTCAAGCAAGGCGTTGGTAACTTGGATTTCCATTTCTTCAATTTCCCTGCGCTTTTTAAGGGCTTCCTGTATTCTAGCCTCTTTGCCTTCAATGCAGCTTTTTAAATCGCGAATTTGGTTTGATACGAATTGCTGGTGGCGTTCCCTAGCCTCCGCAGGAACTAGGACAACTTCTCTGCCCTCGTAGAAAATTTTTGCCCCCGCCATTTCCTTAGCTCTTTCCAAAGCTAAATCTAATGTTGATTCTAATTCAAATCGGGTAAAATTATCCCTTTCGTG